ACAGGTTGGCAAACTTTAATAGATAAAAAGAAAGAAGAAGAATCTCCAGAAGATAAATGGGGAAGAATATATATGGAACAAAGAGAAAGATATGAAGAAGATAGAAAAGAAAAAGAAGAATATTATGAAATGATTGATGATAAAAGAAGACAAGCAGCAGAAGATGAAAGACTAGAAGCTGCAGCATATTATGAAAAAATTTATCAAGAAAATAAATTAAGAGATGAAGAAGACAGAAGGGCAGAAGATGAAAGATGGGCTGCAATTAATGCAAACTTAGATAATTGGAATAGTGGGGGAAGTTCTTTAGACTTTGGATTATTTTAAATGATTGGAGAAGGATTAATAATTTTGGGAATAATTATATGGTTATTGAAAGGGGGTATATAAAAATGGATGAAGAAGAAATATCTGAATTTATTACAAAAGGAGAAGATGCAGTTGAATCAGAAGATGAGGGGATTCAGTCTAACACAGATGAGCAAATTAAGCAACTCAACGCAGAAACAAAAAGGATTAACTTGGCTACTGCAGCAAAAGCAAACGCAGACGCAAGAGCAAAAATAGGTGGAAACATCGAAGCTGGTCAAAGAAAACCTCAAATTTCAGAAGATAAGAAAAAAGTTATTGGAGCAACAGAATTCTTTGAAGGAACTCAATTAGCAGAAGATATCAAACGAGCAAATGAATAAAAAAGCTTGGGAAGATATGAAGAAAAAAGTTTTAGAAGGTATTGAAATAAACAAAAAGAACAAAATTATTGCTGAAGATGGCATAGAAGAAGGAGAATTAATTTTAAAAGCAATTAGCTCTAAAATCAAAACATTTAAATAGTTGTTATTTAATAAATTAGTATGACAGTCGCTACAGTAATTGAAGCACCAACTATTTTTATGCGTAGAACTATCGCTGACGGTACAGCAGTACCTATTGGAACTATTATGAAACTAGAGGATGCTAACACAGTTGTTGTTAGTGCAGCAAATTCAGATCCATTCGGTGGAATTTGTTGGGTAGAACATACAGCTTCAGAAGGAGTTACTGAATTAGTAGTTGCTATGAATGGAAGATGGAGTATTACAACTACAGCAGCAGCAATCCCAGCAGGAAATATTTGTAGTATAGCTGGAGCAGATGCAGTAGCATTAAGCACAGGATCAGCAGATGTAATTGTAGGATGTAATGTTGGAAAAGTATTAAATGCAATCGGTGGTGGTGGTGGAACAGCTATCGTTGATGTAGGAAGTTACTAATGGCAGCAGATACAGAAAGAGAAGCTGACTTAAGAAAAGAATATATTGATGCAGCAGTTAAAGCAGTTGTTAAAGTTGAAGAAGTTTGGAAAGCAATGTGTGCTATAGACAAATCAGACTCTTACACTGAATCATATTTTAGAGAAACAAATGACGATTCTACAGATACAGGAACTTACTCTCCAATTAAAGGAGTACAAGAATTTGCACCTTTTCCTTATGTTGATGTTAAAGAAACTAAGGTTAGTGCAGTTATAGAAAAATATGCAGCTACAAGTTTAATTTCTATGGAAGCTGGACAATATGCAACAGTTCCAATGTTACAAAGAAAGATTTATAGAATTGGAAGAAAGATAATTTATCAAGAAGATAAAGCAATACACGATGCAGCAGCAACTATAACAACTGGATATGGAAATACTCATGCAGTACCTATTGGAAGTGAATGGGATTCGTTAACTGTGGCAAATAGAGATCCAGTAAAAGATATTCTTGATGCAATTCAAACTCTTAGAGTAGATGGTATTGATGCTTTGAATGGAAGTGGAAAGTTAGTTGTTAATGGAACAGACTATACAAATATTATATCAAATTCTAAAGTTCTAAATCATCCAACTTATTCAAGTGGAGTTATGAAGAATGGAAGACAAGGAAGTTTATTAGGATTAGCTATTGTTGTTTCAGAAGTAGTTGCAGCAGATTCAGCTTTTGTTCTAGTGGCTAAACAAGGAATGGTTTGGAAACAAGCAAATCCTTTAACTACAGTTACAACTGTAACTCCTGGAAAATATACTCAAATAGATGCTTGGGAAAGAGGAGTATTTCAATCACAAGCTCCTAAAGAAATATGTAAAATTACTAATACGAGGAAGTAATTATGACATCTGAAGGAAGATTAGCTAGGGGAAAGTTAAATTATGAAGCTAAAATATTTTTAAATAATTCTGAAACTTTAGAATATATAGCATCTTTGAAACCAATTAAAGAGGTAAAGAAAAATGCCAAGCCCAGTAAATGAAGAATTACACCCAACTGTATTAGTGATACCTAAGATGACTACAACTACAAGAGATTTATTAATAGCAGAATTAGGAACAATAATTTGGAACACTACAACTTTAGTATTAAATGTCTGTGATGTGTATGATGGAACAGCAAACGCAACACATTGGGGACTTATAACAACTACATAAAATGGCATTATTTAAAGCAACAACTCTATATGCAGGATTAGTTTCTGATAGCGCAGCAATGGAAACAGCTATTGAAGTAGGAACTTATAGCGCAACTTCTCAGTTTGTCGTAGTACCACAAAGAGATGGGGAAAGCTGTATTATAATTCAAGTAGAAACAGCATAATTTTTTAAAGTCTAATTCTTTATATTTATATGGCAAAAAATCCATTAATAAGAAGTTATCCTAAAAAAGTAGCTAAGCCACAACCTCAGAAATCAGCTGGTATTCTTGATGACTTCGCTGTTAGAAAAAACATAGCTTCTAAAGAGGGAACTGTTGAGAAAGTTCCAGTAAATGATTCTGATATAGTTAATAAAAAATATGTAGATACTCAGGATGGTAATTATGTTTTAAAAGCAGGAGATACTATGACAGGGGATTTAACTATTGGTACTACATTCTATTCAGATATTGCTAATGATAAAGTGGGTATTGGAACAACAAGTCCTACATATAAACTAGAACTTAAAGGAACAACTGCAACTGATGGTATTAGGACAAATATAGGTTTAGACATTTACCCAGTACCTAATCCTACTTCTTTAAGTGCTGTAGTTAGTGCAGGTGGAAGTGTAGATACTGGTTTGCATGGATATTATATAACTTATGTAACTGATATTGGTGAAACTTGGTGTAAAAATTTATTTGGAACTACAACAACAGCAGGAAATAATACAGTAACTTTAACAATTCCTGTTTCAACAGACCCAAGAGTTACTAAAAGAAGAATATATAGATGTAAAGCAGGCTCAAATTATAATGAATGGTTTTTAGCAGATGTTAATAATAATACAGCTACGACTTATGTAGATACTGCAGCAGATTCTACTTTAACAACTTTATACAGAGGGTCTTATTATAAAGCAAACACAACAACAAATAATATTAGTATTGCAGGAACTAAATCTTTAGTTATTGACCCAAAGGCTACATATTTAGGATATGATACTGGAAATAGAATAACATCTGGGGGTTATAATACTTTCTTGGGAGCTGAGACTGGTAAACTTTGTACAACTGGAAATTCAAATACTTTTCTAGGACATCAAGCAGGATATTGTGATACATCTGGACATAGTAATACTTATGTAGGAACTCAAAATGGTTATTCAAATAAAACGGGATATGCTAATGTAGCTATCGGAGTTAATGCTGGGAGATATATGACTGGTGGAGCTGGAGCTATGGAAGAAGGATTTAAAAATATATTCTTAGGAATGAGAACTTATGGCTTAGATAATACTACTGAAAATGCTATTGTAGTTGGTTATGGAGCTTCTGCAATAAGTGATAATTGTGTTGTTCTTGGTAATGATGATGTAGTTACAACTGCATTAAAGGGAGATGTAGGAATAGGAACTACTGCCCCTACTAAAAAATTAGATGTTAATGGAGACATTGCTGTTACTGGAACGGTTGACGGTGTAGATATAGCTGCAAGAGACCATGCAAAATACACAGATGCAGAAGCAGTTACAGCTGTTGCTACTGCTGATGATTACTTAAAGAATGATGGAGATACAGCTAGTGGAGATTATAATTTTGCTAGTGGAACTTTATTTATAGATGCTAGTGAGGGTTATGTTGGTATTGGAGATATAACTCCAACTGTTCCTTTAGAAATTAAATCAGAAAG